AATACAGGATCGACAGGCTCACAGGGTAATACAGGAGCAACAGGGCCAACAGGCGCAACTGGTCCAACTGGTCCAAAAGGTCAAAAGGGCGAAGTCGGCGTTACAGGCAATACAGGTTCTACAGGGTCAAAAGGTCAAAAAGGCGAGGTTGGTGTTGCAGGGCCTACAGGGCCAGCTGGTAATAACGGCTCTAAGGGACAAAAGGGTGAAGCTGGTGTTAATGGTACAAATGGCTCTAAGGGTCAAAAGGGACAGACAGGTGAGCAAGGTATTCAAGGCCCAACAGGCTCAACAGGCCCAACAGGGCCAACTGGACCAACAGGGCCTACAGGTTCGCAAGGTGCTAAAGGACAGAAGGGCGAGGTTGGCGCAACTGGTAGCACTGGTAGTACGGGCGCAAAAGGACAGAAGGGGCAAACTGGAAACACAGGGCCTACAGGGCCTCAAGGTTCAACTGGATTAACAGGGCCAACTGGGCCTCAAGGTTCAACTGGGCCAGTAGGAGCAACAGGACCAAAGGGTCAAAAAGGCGAAGTTGGTCAAAAAGGGCAGAAGGGTCAAACTGGAGCAACTGGCCCAACAGGCTCAAAGGGTCAAAAAGGCGAAATTGGTAATACTGGCCCTACTGGTTCTCAAGGCCCAACAGGCCCAACAGGCCCTACTGGTGCTAAAGGTCAAAAAGGCGAGGTGGGTGTAACTGGCCCTACTGGCCCTACTGGCCCAACAGGCCCTACTGGTTCAAAAGGACAAAAGGGTCAGACAGGAAGCACTGGACCTACTGGTGGAACAGGGCCAACTGGAGCAACAGGGCCTAAAGGACAAAAAGGTGCTGGCGGCGCAACTGGTAGTGTCGGGCCAACAGGCGCAACTGGCCCAACTGGTGCAACTGGCCCGACAGGGCCAACTGGAGCAAAAGGTCAAAAAGGCCAAACAGGCGCAACAGGAGGCACTGGTGCTGGTGGTGCTAAAGGTCAAAAAGGTCAAACAGGAAGCACTGGCCCAACTGGTCCAACTGGTCCAACAGGCTCAACAGGGCCTACTGGTGGAACAGGGCCTACTGGCCCTACTGGCGCTAAAGGACAGAAGGGTCAAACTGGAGCGACAGGAAGCACTGGCCCTACTGGCTCTACTGGTAGTACTGGTACAACAGGTACTAAAGGTCAAAAGGGTGCTGGTGGTAGTGCTGGTGGAGCAGGCCCAACAGGGCCTACAGGGCCTACAGGGCCTACAGGGCCAGCTGGAGCGTCAGGTGTAAGCCAAATAAGCGCTGTTGCAGTAACAGGGTATATCCAAACTTCGGAAGGCTCATTTGGTGGAGCATATAACATTAGTATTGCTTCAAGGCAAAATGATTGGTTGTGGACAGGTTCTGATGTATCAAGTTACGCTACATTCAATGGCGACCAACCAGCGGGTACACAAGGTTACAATAAAAGATATAGAACGTTCTAGGAGGGACAAAATGCCGTGGTATTATTTTAATAATTCAGACAAATCTTTATGTTATATGTCTACTGACGGAAAGTTAGCTGATAGCGAAATCTTAAAGTTAGGTGATGTTACTGAAAGGTATCAAGAAACACACCCTGAAATACCATCAGGCAGAAGCGATGAATATCGTGATTTGTATATACTTGAAGATGATACTATTGGTTTGCGTGATGACGTGGTTAGATTAGATACAAAATTACACAGAAGACAATTATTGGATTTTTTGCAAATGTATGGTCCATTAGATGAAATAGATAGGCCAGCAGATTTTGATATGAAATTAAACTGGGCATATACTTATTTAACAACAGATATTGTAGACGAATTTTTAGTTGGCGAAGTTGTGGGTATGTCAAGAAAAGCACAAATCATAGAAGAGTTAAAAATAGCATGATTGAAAAATTAACGCCAGATGGCGAAATAGTGAAACTCTTAGAAAGCGCAATAAGTTTACAGAAACTAAACAATTATGGTCGGGTTTTGTCTTATGAACAATTTTTAGAGCGTCCATTGCCTCATGCAGATATACCTATGAGTGCATCAGGTTTAGATTTTCGCAAAGAAAAACCAAATATAATTGGTATCTTAAATCAATGCGTAAAACTTTTAGGTTATGATGATGTGTCTAATTGCAATGTGATGCAACAAAATTCACAATTGCCGTGGCATACTAACAGCAATTTGTTAGGGTGGAGAACATATTACATAAAAGGACATGGAGTTTTTAAGTACATCGATGAAAATGGTGAGCAGAAAATATCAGAAGATAATAAAGATGGTTGGACTGTTAATAGATTTCTAATAGATAACAAAAAACCTCTTTGGCATTCTGTTTATGCACATGAAAAACGTTATGCTTTTGGCTTCATAAAACATATATAATGAACCCAAGATACAAAGCATGGCTCAGACAGTGGATTGAGGCACGCAACCACAACCCAGAAAAGATGCATTTAGTGCCATATATCGAAAAGTGCTTAAAAATTGCGTCAAGTTGGGAAAATGAGGTTTGTTGTTTTGAAACATTTGACAATAAAAAATATGATTACAGGTTTATGGGTGGATTTGGTGCGTTTAAACATCTTAGGTTCTCCAAGCAATTATATATTTCTAAATACTACAGGCGCGACGATTGGAAAAACGCAGAAACAGACGAGTTAATATATACATCTTATAAAAGTAGAACTAATGACAGGTACTTACAAACAGACGTTGAATGGAAAAAAGATCGTCCATATGTTTTAGTGCCTTTGCAGTTCCTTTATCCTAAAGATTATTTCGAAACACTTTCTTTGATTGAATGGGCAACGAAAAATAAAATATATACAATATTCAAAAGACATCCAGCATCATCAAGTCAATCACAAACGCCTAGAGACTATGATAAATTCTGGTCAACTGTTGTTCGTATGGGTATTAATAGCGAATATACACATTTTCCTATAGAAAATTACAATGCTAATTCAATGGTCAAGCAGTGTGATATGATGATAAGCGTGGATAGTGCAATGACCTTACAGGCCATGTTGCATAATAAACCAACTGTAAACCTACGAAGATGTATGATTAGTGATATTATTCCGATAATAGAACACACTAAGCTTGATGACAGCTTAAAAGACATAAAATCAATAGATATAAATACACAAATGAAATGGCTTACTTGGTACTGGAAAACATGCGTAAATGATTATGATGCAGAAAACTTTGCATGGAAAATAAACAGGCGACGTGATTTATATAAAACTGGGGCTAGTGATTTAGACTTACATTCTTGGCAATTTACAAAGAATAACGGATTGCATGAGTAATGGTTTTGTATATTCCCCAGCGAACAGGTCCATATGTAGCACATAAGGGGCGTTCTGCATGGCTTGAATATCACAGATCAAAAGGCAAGATTAACAAAACAATAGAATATACCGATATATACAAAAAAATATTAGATTTATTTAAAGACCTAAGAAAACCTATTAATGAATTAAGCGTAATGCATGGTTTTGAGTGCAAAAATCATATAAGAATTACTAGGGGAATGTATATAAAAAGCTTTAAGAGCAGAGATGATTGGAAAAATGCTATTGTAGATAAAGAAATAGTAAAAAAATATAGAAATCATATGAACTACAATAAGTATAAAGGTCAAAGATTTACTAATAATTACAAAAATTATGCAATATGTTTTTTAAGCCTAAAAAAATACACATACTCAACAAGCGATGTTGAATGTTTGCGTTGGGCCACAGAAACAAAAAATTACACTGTATTTAAAATACACCCACAAACAGTAAAAACTAATCCTCATAGAATTAAATTATTCTTAGAAATATGTAAAAATTATAATTATTTAAGTGAATATACAGTATTATTATATGATAATTATGATGTTTCTGACTTAATAAATAAAAGTAATTTTGTTTATAGTTCTGAAAGTTCGGTTATTGTGCAAGCCTTAATATCTGGTAAGCCCTGCTTTTTAACATCAAATACGCCTTTTTTAGACATAGTTCCAACATATTCTGTAATACCTAATGATTATGTACCCATAGCAATAGATGAAGATGCTATTAATAAATTTATCACATGGTATTATTATGTAGTATGTATTGATATGAATAAAGAAAACTGGAAAGACTTAATAAAAAAGCGTTATGATATGTATCAGAAAAATATGACAGATCATCAAGCTTTAACATGGGAGAATGCTTGTAAAAATGGCCTACAGTAAAAGTAACTCAGAACTAAACGTAAATATGATACACATGAATGATTTTATGTGGTGCGTGGAAATGCACTTAACTGAATTATGCAATATGAAATGTTCATTCTGCCCAAGAGCGCATGGTTATGAAAACGAAAATAAACACATGAGCCTTGAAACTGTCAAGCTAGTGTTGGATGAAATGGCGACATTTGATTTCGATAGGGACGGATGGAATAAAAATATAAATAAATCTATGTGGCTAGAACCACACGACAAGTTTAGACTGCACTTAGCTGGTCGCGGTGAACCAGCTTTGCATCCTCAATTCAAAGAAATTTTAGAAATGATACTGCACCGAAAGAATACAGATATGCCTCATCTATGGTGCAAAGTATCTACTAATGGCTCAAGAATTGATAAGTATTACGATTTATACAAACAATTAGATGCTGTAAACTTTAGCGTTTATGATGAATGTAAGATAAGTTACCATCAAGCAAAAATAAAATACAAAGACATAAGAGTGTCAGACAGACGAACAAAAAACGTAATGGAAAAGCCTAAAGAGTTTAGAATACTCAACAACAGGGCTGGCTCAGTTCCTGATTTAAATATCAACAGAAGCGAATATAAAGGCCATGTTAGGTGGGGTAAAATATGTCACAAGCCATTTAATATGATATATGTGAATTGGGATGGTGATTATGTTCTTTGTTGTAACGATTGGCGTAAAACTGGACATTTCACAAATATACATAATGTTCCAATGTTAGATTTTTGGAATAATGACCCTGATTTAAATGATTACAGAAATGAATTGTTGAATGGTCGCAGACAAAACAAAACGCCCTGTAGTACATGCTATAAGAGACCAGACGTTTCATTCTTAATGCAATTACAAGAGGCTCTTGATGGAGAGTGAGCCGTGGCCTCATATTATTAAAGATGACTTTCTTGATGATTATCAATTTCACTTAAATCAAGTTATTGGAAGAAAATCTATTGGCACTGCTGGAAAATATAAACTTAGCATTTCTGACCAAAGTAAGTTTCCAGACATTGTTAAATATCTTGACTGTTTTGATCATAGGCCATTCCATAATGGTTGCAGAGTTAATTGGTATTATTCGGTTCAACATGGGCCATATGATTATCACATACACTCAGAATGGGAAAAAAAGATATTATCAGTAGTTGTATATCTAGGTGATGTGGGAACTGGCACAGAAATATATAATATTGATAAAAGTTACTTTGGGCAAATAAAATGGAAACCAAATAGAGCTTTTATTTTTGCTGGTAAAGATGACGTTACTTGGCATAGTTACAGGTCTGTTGAAAATGAAACTAGAAAAACATTAAATGGGTTTATAATAGCAACATGAATTTTGATAGGGCAGTTATAGAAGTAAATGGTGCATGTAACTATACCTGTCAAATGTGTCCTCAATCAAAAGGACGGGAAGTTGATTTTCTAGGCTCTATGGATAGAGAAACATTCAAAGCTGTATTAAGGCAAACAAACCCCAAGATAGTAAATCTTGAAGGCTCTGGTGAACCTACGATGAAATCAGATTTGCCTTGGTATATTGAGACAGCAAAAGAACACGGCGCAAAAGTATATATTTTTTCTAATGGCCTTAAGATGCGCGGACAATTTATGAAAGATTGTGTAAGCGCTGGATTAGATTTCTTTAGGTTTTCAATTATTGGATACAATGAAAAAACATATTTAAAGTGGATGAATAGTTCTAGTTTTAATTGGGTATTAGAAAATCTCTATGCAATGCGAGATCATGCAAAAGAAACTCACGTATCAAGTTATCACCTTTTATTAGATGAAGCCTCAAAAGAATATGAGTTAGAACAATATTTAAGAATAGCTGATGGTGGAAAATGCGAAATTTGGGCGATGCACAATTGGTCTGGAATGTATGACCCTATTGTGTCCAGAGAAGGCCAAAAAAGGACGTGTGGGAGGCCTTTCGCAAATGATATAGTAATACGTGCAAACGGCGCTGTTCACCCCTGTTGCCAAGTTTTGGGGAGAGATAGCGAAGCTGTATTAGGAAATGTTCACGGCGAAACTGTAAAAGAAATATATCATGGTCACAAATATAACGCATTAAGAACAGGTCACAGAAATCAAGATTATCCAAGCTTTTGCAATGATTGCGATTTTTTGATACAAGACCCAGAAGTCTTGATATACTCAAACTACGCCCAAGATGGGCAGATGAATGGTACTAACTTCAACTTGAAGGAATTATAAAATGTCACATATGCCTTATATGTTCTGGGAAAATGCACTTACAGAACAAAGAATAAAAAGTATTACTGAAAATGGTAATAACCTAATAATAAACAACGCTTCTACTTTTAGCGGAAATTCAGATATTCGCAGAAGTAAAACAGGTTGGTTTAATGACCCAGAGCTTGATAAGTTTCTTTATGGCTATGTTCGAGAAGCAAACAGGCATTGGGGATATAATGTAACTGACATATGTGAGGTTCAATACACAATCTATGAAGGTGAAAATAAAGGACATTATGGGTGGCATAATGATGTGGATTGGTACACAGAACTCGCAGTGCAAAGAAAAGTTTCAATCACAGTGCAACTAAGTAATGAAGATGAATATACTGGCGGCGATTTTGAAATCCAAGGCGCTAATATGCCAAATAATTATAAAACTCGCGGTTCAATTATAGCTTTCCCATCTTTTCATGGTCATCGCGTATTGCCAGTTACATCAGGAACAAGAAAATCTTTAGTTGCTTGGTTTGAAGGTCCATCTTGGCGATAATTTATCAAATATCCTTACATGGTGTTACAGCCTTTGATGCAAGAAATATGGAATGGGAAGACGCAATAAGTAAATCAGGTTGTAAACCTGACAATTCTTGGCGTGACCCATTGCTCAATAGGTCAATATTAAAAGGTGAATTTGGGTGTGCCGTAAGTCATTTGCGAGTGTGGGAAAAAATTGCAAATTCTGGTGTAAATGGAGTTATACTAGAGGAAGATGCTATATACGAAAGTATAGATACAGAAAGCATATCTAATATACTTAAACATCACGATAGTGCATGGCTAGGTTACAGATGGAATAGTATAGGATACTGGTACAATTGTCATGCCTATGCAATAACACCTGATACAGCCAAATATTTAATTGATGGATTTTCAGATAAAATAATTCCTGTTGATGAATGGGTTCCAAAAAAATTATCAAATAAAATGAAAAATTTCTTTTTTAAACCAGAGTGTGTTAAACAAATTGAGAGGTCATTTAGGCCTTCAACAATAGAGGATACAGAAATGCTAGAAGGCAAAGACATTGATTTTCGAATAATTACAGTTGCTACAGAACCAGAAAAAATGTGGGCGCTAGAGCAATCAGCAAAAAAATATGGTGTTGAGGTTGTTAATATAGGCAAAGATCACCCTTGGCGTGACCCAATGGAAGGGCTTGCTGGTATGCCAAAGATACAATTAGTTAATGAATATCTTGCAACAGCGCCAGATGATGCAATTATTTTGTATTTAGATGGATATGATACATTCTTTGCAGATACACCCTTAAATGTACTTGAAAGGTATCAACAAATGGGCGCTGATATAGTATTTGGTGCAGAAAATGAGTGTTGGCCTGATAAGAATACAGATGATAAATGGTCAGATACAGGAACAAAATATAAATATTTAAATAGTGGTTGCTATATAGGTACAGCAAAAGCTCTACATAGTTTCATTTCATTGCCAATAACTGAACCAGCAAATGGTGATGATCAACTTTATTGTCAGCAAAGATACTTGGCTATGTTTGGAGTTGAAACAGATTATAGCGTTTTGTTAGATTTTGAAGCTTACATTTTTCAAAATCATGATAAAAATGTTGAAGTCATTAACAATCAGCTATGGAACAAAGAAACAAATTGTTGTGGTTGCATATATCATGGCAATGGTGGAGTTGATGCTAAAGACTTTTTTGTTGAAATGGCAAGCAAATTTGGTTTTACAAAATCAGAGGCAGAAGTTGTGAGCCCATATTATTTGACCTTAAATTATGAGGAAGTTGCTAAAGATATATTGGTCACAGACTTTTTAAGTGAAAATCAATGTAAATATCTAATTGATAAGTCTGAAAGCCGTGGAAACTGGGGCTCAATGGATGGTGATAAGTTTCCAGCTCAAGAAATACGGCTCAAAGATTTAGGCCTTTGGCATGAATATGAAAGACTATGGCACGAAAAGTTAGGTAAAATTTCTGAAAGTTTTTGGACGCCTATGAAGCACCATGGATTGCGTGATGCTTTTACTATGAAGTACAGCATGGATACTCAAAAAGATTTGGCGCTACATACAGATGCATCATTGGTTACTGGCAGTGTAAAGCTTAATGATGATTTTGAGGGCGCAGAATTAATATTTCCAAGGCAAAATTACTCTAATATTAATGTTCCAAGAGGAAAGTGCATATTATTTCCATCAGAAGTCACACACGGGCATCACGTCCCAGAGCTATTGTCTGGTGTAAAATATAGCTTAACTATGTGGACAAGCAGATATGTGGGAGATGTTAATGGCTAAAACTTTTGTTGAAATAGGTTCTGCTGATTTTGATACGTGCTTACCGCTAGCTAAAGCTGGTTGGCGCGGAATTTGCGTTGAACCAGTACCTTATCTTTTTAAAAGTGTTTCTGACATCTATAGAAATTATGAAGTTACTGTAATGAATTATGCTATTTCAGACGCAAGCGGTGAACTAACTATGGCTGTTGGAAGAAATAATGGATGGCTAAAGGGTTGTTCTCATATAATATCTGAAAACCATTTAGGGTATAAATTAAGCACGCACCCTGATCACATTAATAACTTTAATGAAAAAATTAATGTAAATTGTATGACGCTTGATGATTTGCTACATGATTTTAATGAAATAGATTTTCTGAAAATTGATGCAGAAGGTCACGAAACAAATATATTTATGAACTATTCTTTTAGAGTAAAACCTAAAGTTATTAAGGTAGAACACAAACATATAGATGATATAGCTTTGTGCAAGAAATTGACTGAAAATGGTTATTTGGTTTGGACTGAAAAACATGATATATATGGTATAATTTAACAGGAGTATTTAAATGTCGTTTGGTACAAGTGCATTTGCCGCGTCTACTTTTGGTGGCTCTGGACAAATAAAATATGGATTGATAGCGAGTGAAATTACAACAGCCGCGCCAACAGTACCAAATGCAAATTTAAGTGAAGAAAATGCCTTAACAGGTTTATCAATAATACTTGGACAGCCTACAATACCGCAAACAGCCTTTGAACAAGGTCATACGTTCAATACATCTACTTTAAGCTCTAGTAGCCCTGTTGTGCCTAGCTCTACAATGCTTGAAGATGAAACAATGCTTGTAAGCGATTTAACCGCTGGTGTTCCATCACTGGGTCAGCCAAGTATAAATCAAAATCACAACATCCAAGCGAATGATCTCACTGGCGTTGGCCCTTCTGTTCCAAATATTCCTATGTCAGAAGATGAGACATTAAATCCAGAAAATATTGTTTCTCAATCACCTGAACTTACAAGTGCAACAATAATACAATTTAATGCTCTTTTCCCAAGTTCAATTACTGCTGGTGTGCCAGATTTAGAAAATTGCGCAATAAATCAAACACAAGTGATTTCTCCACTTACACTTACCAATACTCAGCCTGACGTTTCAGATGCTACAATGTTTGAAGATGAAACTTTTACAACCGATGAATTAAGAACAGATAGACCTATTGTTCAACAGGTAATTTACTTTGAAAAACATTTCTTTAGTGCTGGAGAGCTAATTGCTCAAAATCCAAGCGTTCCAAGTACCATAATGTTTGAAGATGAAACTTTTACAGCAACAAATTTACAGACAGGACAACCAATTGTATCTTCCGCGCCCTTTGGTCAAACGCAAATATTGGAAACTACAGATACAACAACAGGTTTGCCAGATGTACCAAATCAGGCAATGTCTGAAGAAGAAACATTTACAACACAAAATATAAATACTGACCCAGTTGATTTGCCAACAACTGTTTTTGTCCAAGGCCATCTATTAATTCCCGCAAACCTGTTAGGACAAAGCCCAACTGTATCATCAGTAAGTATGTCAGAGCGTGAAACATTTTCATCTTCTAGTCTCTTTACGCCAGCACCAGTTATCGAACAGGCAGACATTTCAGAAGAAAATATCTTTACTACATCCGAACTCTTATCTGGAAACCCAAACCTTTCAGATAGTAATGTTACATTTATACAGGGTCATACATTAATTGGATTATCTCTAAGTGCAGAAAACCCTGAACTTGATGATGCTGTGCTAACAAGAAATATAGTATTTAGTTTCAATAACTTAGTAACTGGACAACCAACAGTATCTAATTCAACAATGTTTGAAGATGAGACCTTAACAGCATCAAACATAAATTCAACGCCACCTGTCTTAGATCAAATTAATATGACACAGGGTCACATATTTACCAGTGAAGTATATTCATTTCCCCCACCTACAGTAAGTAGAGCATCATTTACCCAAAATAATGTATTCAGCACGCCAAATTTAAACACCTTACCCCCAATAGTGCCTACTATTATTTATGATGCGGCTTTAGGCAGAATAGCAACAGAAGCCGAAAGTCGGTCTTTTGCAGAATTGACTATGAAATCGGGAAATATTTGTGTTATTAATGGTCAACCAAATAAAGTTGAATTAGTCGCGTAAAACTGTTAAGGATTTAATATGGCATTCTTTATAAAGCAAAACGATACCAGCCCAGCATTAAAAGCCACTTTAAAGGATGGATTAGATGCTGTTGTTGATTTAACCGCCGCAAGCGTTAGATTTCATATGAGGCCAACAGGAGATACTATTACTAAAGTAGACGCGGCGGCTGTCATAGAAAATGCAGATGGTGGTGTTGTTTATTATAATTGGACCGCTGGAGACACAGATACTATTGGTTCTTACGAGGCAGAATTTGAAGTTACTTTTACTGGTGGCGAAATAGAAACATTTCCTAACAATCGCTTCATAGAGGTAGAAATTACAGATGACATTGCCTGATGGTGAAAAAATGCATGGTATAACAAGAAGCGAATTAAAAGCCCTTATACTTGAGGCCGCAGAAAAAGGCTCGGATAGAGCTTTGTCCAGAATAGGATTGCACGACGAAAACGCTGTGCATGATGTAAAAGAATTGCGCAATCTTCTCGAAGGATGGAGACAAACCAAAAGCTCAGTTTGGAAAACTGCTATCAGATGGGGTACAATATTTGTGCTTGGGTTTGTTTCATTCGCTGTCTGGTCGGAGTTTAAATCAAGATTATAACTCTAGGAGGGGTTTATAATGAGGATTTTATTACTTTTTTCTTTAGTTTTGATAGGTTTTTTAATTGGCAGTCTTGCTAGAGCAGATGACCCAATTGTCACCGAAAGCACCTCTGAGGTAATTTCAACTGGCACTATGGAAACAACAGTAAACAGCCCACCACCATCAGCCATTAGTCCAAATATCAGCAATAGTAATTCAGATTTATGTACTGTGGGCGTTGCTGGCGCAGTTCAAACGCAGATATTAGGTATCAGCGCAGGGACAACCTTTACGGAAGAAAACTGTTTGTTGCTAAAAAAAGCTTCTATTATGTATGACATGGGAATGCGCGTCTCAGCGGTGAGTATTATGTGTAGTGATAAAACTGTTTTTGAAGCCATGCTCAACGCGGGGACGCCCTGTCCCAAGGATGGGTTGGTGGGAGATAAAGCTAGGTTAGCTTGGGAAATGCAAGCTGTTGAAGATCAAATAGAGTATGAACAGAATAGTCCAGTAAGGAATATATTTGATGGTAATACGGAAACAAAAATTGGGTTGGGCGTTATTATTAGCACTCTGGCCTTCTTACTCGCAATGTGAGCCATACACATACGGGACAACTGGAAACGCCGCAGGGACTTCTCTAAACTGGACTATGGCTAATGTTTTGCCAGAAGGTATTGGGCTAGATGTAAATGGGTTGATTTACAAATATTCTACTGTAAAAAATCCAGAAGATGACATGCTTGTCCATGTTGGTAATTTAAATGCTAATGGCGATGGATACACGTTTAAAGAAACTGATGATTGGTCAGGAGTTCCAAGCAATACAATCGCAAAATCTTTTGCATTACCTAATATACCATCAGCTCATTGGGGAAATGGCTCGATTGAAGTCGAGGGAACAGGTGAAGTCAAAGACGCTATAGTAATATACAGCTATAGGCTTGATAAATGTTTTGACCCACAGGCTGACCCATCATGTGCTGGATATAGGCAACCAGTACCGCCTGTTATTGAATATGAAATATATAATGCACTAGATGATAATGCTGTTTTAGATAATATAGATGTAAAAGCTGATGTGGATTATGATGAAGATGAAGCAAATCGTGATGAAGACGAAGAAAAAGAAGAACAAACAAGAATAGAGCTGGGTCTGGCTCAAGCTGAAAATGCATTAACTCTTACACTTGATCAGGGGCAATCGCAGATCATCAACGCTATGAATTCATCGACTAATATCGACACATACTATAATTCCAAGATTAATGGTGGTATATATAAGGATACAGTGGTTTTAAATGGTGGCAATTTGCCAGATAATAAAAAAGGTTTAAGAAATAATTTAGCACAGCAACTTCTGCATAATCAATTAGTAGACTTGCAATATGATTAAAAGGAAAAAAATGATGAAATATTTAAGTACAATTTTTATATTACTGGCTTGCCCAGCAGTAGCAACTGTTGACATTGTTGGAAGTGTCGAGGCCAAATGCGTAATTCAAACAACAAAATCTGGTGTATATGGAAACCCTATTGCCAGTAAATTAAGCACAACACCCGCTGATGGTGGGGTTTTGCCTGTAATAAGATATGATGTTTCTATAGCTGATGCTTATACAGCTAATATCACTCACCCAACATCTTTTAGTTCATCGCCAACTTTATCAGATACAGTTGCATGGACAGGTAGTACAAGCGTTACTCAAACGTCTGTGGCTGGCATGTCAGCATATGAAGCGGCAAAGACTGTGGTAGATAATACGACCATTTTTGATTTAACTTTGGCTGGTTCTACTTGGTTTTCTACAGCTTCAAGTGCAGTCTATGGTTCTGCTAAACCATTTTCTGGAGGTACATATACAGCATCAGTAGTTGCAACGTGTATACCAAAGTAGGATTTTTTGTATTATTTTTTATGTTGGGGTCATATGCTCAAGCACATGAGCAAACCCCAGCATATCCTAGAATATTACCTTCTCACGTCGAAGGCGTGGTTAAGGTGCAATTACGATTATTGAATAGACGAAAAGAAATAAATTATTATGAAATTGGTTTGTTTGATATAAATTTTGATGAAATAGATTTTACTACAAAGCGAAAAATAATAAAAATAGACTATCAAGAAACAATAGATTTTGATGTTTATTTAAGAAAGTCTGATTTAGATAGAGCAGTTTATATTTGTACTGCATCAAAAATTTTAAAATCAAATAAATCTAGGGCGGTAGTATCGTCTATTGTATGCTCAAAACTAGGTGGAGAGCCACTATGAGGTTAATGTTTGCATTTTGTATTATGTCTAGTACGGCGTTAGCTGAAAGTAGCGCTTTGTCCCTTTCATTGCCAAACCCACCAATGAATTATCAATCCGACAGCTTTTCTACAGGAAATATGCGTTGCAGTAATGCTGTAGGCGGTGGAGTAAATCTTGAATATGGCGTTACAGGTGTTCTTTCTGGCTTAGATACAAACAGCAAAGGTCGTGATATAGGCGTTTATGCTCGAATAGTTATTCCTCTAGATAAACCCAAGGCTCGCATTAATTGTGATGACTTATACCAAATAGAGCTAGCACAGCGCAGATTGGAAATACAAAAATTACGTGACGAAATCGAAGCACTTAAAAACTTGCAAAATGTTGAAATGGAGTTTGAGGACTGATGGTAGATACAACAAAAATTGCAGATGAAATAGACGGATTGGCTGACAAAGAGGTCAAAGTTGGTGGGATGAAGCTTACTTTTGCCTCGATTATGGCAATTTTGGCATTTATTAGCACTGTTGTAGGGGGACTTTACGGCGGTTTTGTGTTATACCAGAGGATAGAAGCTGTCGCTGGCCTTGATTTAGACGAATATCAGGCTGAAATTAGATTTATAGATAATAAGATAACAGCATTAACGGAAAAATCAGAACAAGGGATAGATTACACACGCGACATTAAAAATAATTTAAAAAATGACATTCTTAGATTGGAAAAACAGTCGGACAGAACAGAGCAATTAGTTCGTAATGTTTTAGATGATGCGCGTGATATGATTGACAAGGCTTCTAGGCGCTTTGAAACACAAAGAGAACAGCTAAGAAGTACACAAAAAGGCGATATGGCCGAGCTAGAAGCTAGGTTAGAGAAGTTAGTGCAAAGGGCTTTAGATAATCCCCTAGCAAATTAGGAGTAAAAAAATGACTGAATTTGAAAAAGCTGATGTAGATGGTAATGGCACAATTGATCAGGCTGAGTGGGATCGTATGGCGTTTGAAGATAAGCGCTTAAAAATGCTCGATGACGATGCACAACGCGATGCACAGCGTAAAATGGCTTGGTTTGCACTTTTTGGAATGTTGCTTTACCCATTCGCAATAATGATTTGTAATATAGCTAATTTAGATGAAGCTATGAAGTCACTAGCATCAATAGCTGGTGTTTATTTTGTATCAGTAGCCGCTATCGTCGCCGCGTTCTATGGCAAAGAGGCATACACAAAAGGAAAGGCAAGTTCCAATGATGAATTTAGTAGGTAATTTAATTGGACCAGTAACTGGGCTATTAGATAAAGTTATTGAGGATAAAGATCAAAAGGCACAGTTAGCCCATGAGATCGCCACAATGTCCGACAATCATGCTCAACAGGCTTTAATGGGGCAACTTGAGATAAATAAGGCAGAAGCCGCGTCTGGGTCTCTATTCAAGGGTGGCTGGCGACCATTTATTGGCTGGGTTTGCGGATTTGCGTTTGCTTACCATTTTGTATTGCAACCCCTTATAGTCTTTGGCGTTACGGCGGCTGGTGTTGATATGCCAGAATTGCCAAGCTTTGATATGGGTTCACTTTTAACTGTGATGATGGGTATGTTAGGTTTAGGTGGATTAAGGTCAGTCGAAAAACTCAAAAAAATTGAGAAATAAAGGAATAGTAAAATGAATAAAAATTGGGAATTATTTTTCAAAATGCTAATACATCATGAAGGTGGTTTTACTGATGATGATCGTGACGCTGGAAATTCACAGGGTGATGGGCATGGCAACAGGGGTAGCACAATGTTAGGTGTAACGGCTATGAACTGGGCTAAATACACTGGAAAGCCAGCACCAGTAGAAGTTATGAGGGGGCTTACAGAAGATGATGTTAAGCCGCTTTATAAGAAAAACTATTGGGACGCTATCAAAGCTGATCATTTGCCATCTGGAGTTGATATTAGCTGTGCAGACCTTTGTGTAAATGCTGGACCAAGGCGTGCGGCTAAAATATTGCAAAAGTCAGTATATGCATCTGTTGACGGAAGCATTGGCCCTATGACCTTAAAAAAGGTTAATGACGTTAATCCTAGTGAATTACTTGAAAGATACTATGATGAGAGAGAGAGGTTTTACAGGTCTCTAAAAGATTACGAACATTTTGGTAAAGGATGGTCTCGGAGAAATACAGAAACTCTACAAAAAGCTAAAGAACTATTGGATTAATAAGTAATGATTACTAAAATTGCCCATCGTGGAAAATTATCACAAGGACAAATTACACGTTTGGGCGGTTTAATCGCTTTTGTATGTGGAAGAACCCCGTATGAACACATATTGCAAGATTTATACGAAAATAATTTTTTAGATAATAATAAAAATGCACCTGAATTAACAATAAAAGGCAGAGAAGAATTAAATAGGTTGACAGCAATGGCGGGCTTGCGTCCAGAGCATTATGCAGATACTTAGTTTCGGTGGGGCGTAAATCTAATTCGGGCAAAAGAGCTTAGATAGATGTGTTACCAAATGCGCTACATTTAAATTCATCGCGCCCCACACGATTTAAGAATAATATTTATTTTTTAGTTTATCTGCTTTCATCATAGCCCTAGCGACTTTTAAATCATCAGGCGTATCTACTGATAAGCTAGAACCATTCATTCTAAATGTTCCTATAGTTTTTCCCATTTCTATTAGCCTCATCATTTCAATACCTTCAACTTTTTCTAGTTGTGTTGGTCCATTTGCAGAAAAATCTGATAATGTTGATCTCCTAAAGCCTAAAACGCTTAAATGTTTTTTAAGTCCCATTTCTGCACCATGCTCATATGGTATGTCATGACGAGACATTCCAATAATTCTATCGTTAGAAGTGGTAACTTTTACTCTATTTTTATCATTATGTTCATTTAAGTATTGCCAAGGTATGCAAGAAGAATGATCTGCATTTTTTTCCATGAATACTGCAACTTCATTAATCCATTGTGGTTCGACGAATGGTTCGTCGCCTTGTACGTTTACAATAATTGACTGATCATCAAACCCCAAATGCTCACAAGCTTCATTAAGACGATCTGTACCGCATACATGGTTTGAGGAAGTATCAATGGTTTTTATTTCATAAGCCTTACAAATCCAATGTATTCTGTGATCGCAAGTAGCAACCGTAACGCTTTTTGCTCTCGAAAGCATAGAGCGACGAGCAACATGTACTATCATTTGTAATCCATCTATTTCAAGTAATGGTTTATCTGGTAGCCTTCTGCTTTCTAATCTTGATGGTATAATTACATGAAAATCAGTCATTATTATCAGCTTTCTATTTGTTCTGCTGTTCTAGGCAATCTTGCGTGTTTTACTATATTTCGCACTGTTGTTTCTTTTAAATCTAGTATGACAGCAATAGTTTTTTGATCAAATTTTTTGTGTATTAATTCATTTATTCGAATTGCATTTTCACTAAGCTTTAATGGTATTTTAGTTCTACCCCCCAAATTATTGTGGGTTTGAGTAGTTTTGCCAAATGCATAAACGCTTTCTTTTGATTTTTTTGCACCAGCAGTTCCCTTTGCGGACATATGCATCATTTGTCCAAATTCAGCTTCTGTAGGCTTTCTGCCTTTTCTTTCCATGAACTCTTTCACGTAGTTCTTCATTATTTTCTCTTTTCTGTTTGAATGTTGTGTTCTACCAAAAGGCCATTTAAACGTTGGCGACTAATCCCAATTGCGTTAGCGGCCAATACTTTGCTTTTATTTTTTTCAAGCTGTTTCTTGATTAATTTTATTTGAGCTTTTTTGTGATTTTCGCTCAATTTTTCCCAGAGTGTCATAATCCAAAAATCCTTTCTAATTTTTTTACTGTAAATAATTTATTATATTTCGGATGGCGTGCCATAAATAATCTTGCATATAGTGATATAAAGTCATTGTTTATTTTATATTCAGCTTCATTATCAAAAATTTCAATTTGAACCTCCCAACGCATCCGATTAGCAATAAGCCAAGCAGAAGCTTTTTTCTTTTTAGCGGCAACTTCTTTGGCAAAGGCTTCAAATAATGAATAAACGTGTGGGTCTACCCTTCTGTGATACAAAAACCTAGAAGCCAAACAATTTTTATCCATTGGGTCACGCGCTTCTGTTAAAAAGTTTAAAAATTCACTTTCATCATTAAATTTACTCATTTCCATCCTCCATTAATTTTTCCAATTTATTTAATTCATCTTTAATCCAAATAATCCTATCTTGCTGAACCTCCTCGGCTTCATAAAGTTTTTGCTTTTCAATTTGAATATTAGCCAATTTTGACTGAGCGTCAGTAAGCGAAGCCTCCATTGCAGTGTGCATTTTACCTATCATAAATGTTCCTCCTGTACTGTTTCTTCAAAATGTTCTTGAAATTCTACCATCAGTGCGTTTTTAAGCCTGTTTGAGATGGGCTTGCGGCTTTCAGCGTGAAATATATCACCAAAGTCAATATCGACCTCTGGTGGGTTAAATTGCGTACCTCTGTCGATTGCAATATTGTATTCTACAGAGACTTCAAACGTAAAGCCCCTGTATTCCAATTCTGATGTGTGTTCATTTGCGTAATACATTGCTTTTTTTCCAAACTTTATAAGCTTCAATAGTTTTTTGATTTTGAGCAAGTGGAGCTTCATCAACAAAAGCGATGAATTTATCCCACTCCATACCAAGCCATTTGCATTGGTTTTCTAGAATGGTTGTTGCACCTTTGATTTGCATTATAACTCCCTCCCTAATTGAATGCGCATTCCAACTCTTTCTTCTGCCCATCTTTTAGCTTCATTGAATGTATCAAACCCAAGTTTAACTGGAAAAGTAACAGCGTGGTCACCTTTTGGCATGTGCAATTCATAATAATCATCTTCAAATTTTGTAATTGAACATGGTTTAATTGAATTTGTAGCGAAGTGAGTTTCATCAGAAAATTTAAAAATCATCATAATTAAGCCTCCTCTTTTTCAGAAAGAAGTCTTTCAATTTTGGTTTCTATTTTTGCAATTGCTAATCTAACCTGATCAGTAGCCATATCATTACACACCATGTAGTCTAAAGAAATATAAAGAGCAGTAAGTGCTTCTCGGTCATATGAATTAAGCGGGTTTGTCATTTGGTTGGTTTCCTTTTTGTTTATATTATTAGTTTATCATGTACTTAGTATATGTAAACAATTATTTTACAAAATAGTGAAACTTTTTAGGGAGGGTTTCCCCTCCCCATAGTTTTATATTTCTAACCAAGCTCTTGAGTTCATTGCTCTGCCAATTAAATCTTCACGCTGTCTGGTAACAGTCTCTGGTGATTTATTTTTAGTTGTGTGTGTTGCCCAGTGAGTTAAGCAATTATACAAAGCCCACTTGTTTTTCCCTAGATCATTAAATTCATTATTTAACTGACCCATTAAATTTTCAAGCTGTCGTTGGTTCCATTTTTCTTCATTTGTTTTTGTTTTTTGTTTTACGACTTCATTTTTAAAGAACCGCTCGGCAGTGTCTTTAGAAATTCTTGTGTGCATATACCCATCCCAAAGGTCTTTTTGATTATGAAATGTTTCTAAGCCAGATATGATTTTATCAGAAGCGCCTTGTGTGCTTACTTGTGAAGTATGGCGCATCCAAACTTTTGATATTGCATCAGGTGTTGTGCAACCATTTAAGCACCAAAGTCTCAATGCATCAGCCGATGTTTGATAAGCCCAAGAGCCATCATATGAGTTATATGCGCGTACTCTGTATTTAATATGGTCACCTTTTGCTGGTTCAGTAACAATATCGTTAAACAAAACATCAATTTGTAGTTTTCTTCCATCATCAAGGCCGCGTACTTCAAAATTAAAGTCATTTGAAATATCAGCTTTTTTAATGCTGTCATATGTTGAATTAACAACATCATCGTGTGAAAGTTTTTGATATGAGTCTCTGTGCAAGTGTAGCACTTTATTAGTGTCAGTGCGTATAAGGCTTTTCCAACCTTCGATTGGTTCAGTCATACCAACAGGTATTACAGGAACTTCTTCTACTTCAAAGTTCCAGTCATTATTTCCAGTAAATTGTGCGTTTTCAAAATCTAACATTTTTAGTCTCCATTGATTGGTTTGTATGTACTTAATAACGATTTGAGTAAGTTTGTAAACATATATTTTACAATAATTATAAATTATTTAACAATATACGTATTAGACCTCTAATTTAGCACTTCTAATGCGTATAAAAGTATTTTATATATGTTAACAATCTTAACAGGCGAGAAATATGTCTATTAAAAACTGTGAATTTATAGTGGCTGGAAAGCCAACTGGAAAAGCTCGTCCAAGATTTACGAAGCACGGACACACATATACCCCAAAAGAAACTGTCCAGAGAGAAACTCTAATTAAACAGACCGCTTGGGTTGCTATGCAGAACTCTAGGTTAAAGGTTACTGATCGCAGAGTAAGCGTTATAGTGTCCTTTTATTTTGATGTACCGAAATCATACACAAAAACCAAAACCATACTTTGTCAGTCTGGAGTTTTAGTGCCATCTAAGCCTGATATTGATAACCTAGCTAAAGCTGTCTTAGATGGGTGTAATGAGGTTGTTTATAGGGATGATGCACAGGTCTGGCATTTGTCTGCATTCAAGTGTTATTGCAATCCTGACCAAAAAGCTGAAACCCATATAAAAATTCAGTGGGATGATATGGAAAAATAAATTTCGTTTTCCATTGACCTAATCAGAATACGACCAATCAGCCCCATACAGTTCACGCCATTTCTTTTTTTCTTTGTGTATAGCGACCTTTGTTGTGTCCCACATGCCCTGATGGTGTCCATCACATAAAGGTATTGCACGCATATCACAGGTTTTACCGCCGCTATTTCTGTCGTGAATTACATGGTGTGCTGTTGTCATTGCTGTTTGTACTTCTCCAAACTTTTCACAGATCACACACTTTCTGCGTCTAATTTCATTTAAAAATTTTTCATTTCTAATAGGTTTAGGCTGTTTTAAATTTGACCACATATTTATTTAATTCCTAAATTTTTTGGTCTTAGTTTTGGTTTTGTTATTATTTCAGATATTTTATCTGTTTCTATACATTGACCCATGCTGTCCATATCTTCATAAGGTTTATATGCGGATGGCAATGCGTTTCCACATTCATATGCTGTTCTATATAGAGTTTTCTTTTCTATCTCTACGCCAGCTACGACATATGTTATTACAAGAAATGTATAAAAAGTCATTTCCCTGTCCTCATTGAGTCTTGCTGTCTTTCATATTCACTTTTCTCAGCTTCGGCAGTTACAGACCATTCACCATCGTGTACTTGTACAAATCCTGTTGCCGCAATACTTTTTATAAAATCATGAAAAAGTAATTGTCGGTCTTGGTGGTTTATAATCATTCCATTTTTATTTGGCCTTCTGTCACATAGCTGTCTAGGTTTTGAATAGCATTTTGGGCAGGGCATTGCTCTTATCATAATTTGCTCATCAGTATATTTAAATTCACTCATTTTAATAACTCCATTGGGTCTATTTCTAATTTTTCAGTTAAAATCTGCATGGCATTTTTAAAAAATACATTGAATTCATTTTGGTCCATTGCATCAAATTTTATGCTATCAACTACATAAAACACTTCACCAGTAATTTTATTAATTTGAGATTTATAATAACCAGTTAAATATTTTATATCGTGATGGAGGTGATCTGCAGTAGGCCACTTACCTGTAGATACAACAACTCTATTTAATATTACCCAGTATAATTTATGATGTGGGTCTGATCTTTTAGATGTCATTTTTAAATTAAATAACTGATTTTTTTTGCAGGACTCTATAGTTTCTGCATCGTATTGTGTGACAGGAATTAATACCCCATCACACAATCTTACTTGTATTTCTATTTTTTTAGAACGGGATTTCATCGTCTAAATCGTTTTGGCTAGGTGCTGGTGCTTGATAATTATTAGGATTATTCTGTGGTCGACCCCCTGCAAGTTGTAAATCATAAACATTAACAGTTAGATAAGTCTTCCCATTATATTCTCTTGTTCCAAATTTTCCAGTTACAAGAACGCTAGTTCCTTTTTTGAGGTATTCACTAACGTTTTTTCCACCTTGTCCCCAGTATGAACAATCATAGAATATAGTTTCTTTTGTGCGTCTATCATTTTCAGCTACACTAAAACTTGTAACATTAGTGGGCTTTTCCCCTTGTGTTGTTCTGTTTTCAGCATCTCTGGTTATATTACCAAATATTGTCATTATACCCATTTAACTTACTCCTAATTCCAGT